TGGTAAATTTGATTATCAATTATTATTAAACGAAACAAAAAAAGTTGTAAGAGCGTTAAATAATGTAATTGATATAAATAGTTATTCGACTGATAAAGGATTAAAAGGTGGGTTAGAACAAAGAGCAATTGCGATTGGAATTCAAGGGTTGGCTGATGTTTTTTATATAATGGATTATGTTTTTACATCTGACGAGGCTAAATTATTAAATAAAAATATATTTGAAACAATTTATTATGCAGCAATAACTGAAAGTAATAATTTATGTAAACAAGGTATTAGAGAACCTTATAAGTTTTTTAAAGGGTCTCCAATGGAATCAGGTGAATTTCAATTTGATATGTGGGGATTATCTAAAAATGATTTAAGTGGATTATGGGATTGGGACAAACTTAAAGAAGAAGTTAAATTATTTGGAGTTTGTAATAGTTTATTAACCGCTCAAATGCCAGTCGCGTCTTCGGCTAAAATAACAGGTTCATTTGAAATGACTGAACCGGCTCACTCTGCGTTATTTAATCGAAGAGTTGTTGGTGGTGAAATTACAATCGTAAACAAATATTTAATTAATGATTTTGAAAAAATTGGTATTTGGAGTGAAGAATTAAAAAATGAAATTATATTAAATGAGGGGTCTATACAAAATATTAATTTTAATAATCATTTAGATGTTGAAGATAAAAATTACAATAAAAAAGTAAAAAGAATTGAACATTTAATTCCTAAATATAAAACAATTTGGGAGATTTCACAAAAAGAACTTATTGATATGTCGGCAGATAGAGCTCCATTTATTGACCAATCTCAATCAATGAACATATATATGTCTAATCCAACTTTATCTAAAATTACGTCATCACATTTCCATTCTTGGGAAAAAGGACTAAAAACATTATGTTATTATGTTAGAACAAAAGCGATTTCGACAGGGGCGAAACATTTAGCGTTGGACATGTCAAAAATAGAAAAACCTTTAACGACTCCAGTAAAAACAATGACGTATGATTACGTTCCAAATAGTAAAAAAGGGTTAGACTCTGATTTTGAATGTTTTGGATGTTCATCATAATATAGTTTAAATTTATATTTTCTACCTCGCATAAAAAAAGACGACACTATATTTATTATTAATGGCGTTTGGAAAAACATATGGGGTTAGTTTCCCATTTAATGACTCTCAATATGGAGATTATTTAAATTTAACATTTACTTCGGATGAAGAAGTAAGAAGTAATTTAATACATTTGTTATTAACAAGAAAAGGTACTAGATATTATATGCCTAATTTTGGAACTAGATTATATGAATATATTTTTGAACCTATTGATGCTCAAACATTTTCACAAATTGAATTTGAAATACGGGAAAATGTTGGTGAATATTTACCACAATTAACTTTACAAAATATTTCAATTACGGCAGCGTCTGATGGTGAAGAAAATAAAGGTACGTATATTGATGCTAACGGAGAAAAAACATTTACGGTACCCGGAATTGCAGAAAAAGAACATACAGCAAAAATAAGAATTGACTATCAAGTAACATCCGATAGTTTTGCATCTAGTGATTTTGTAATTATCAATATTTAGTAATATAATGGCAAACAAAAAAATATCATATGTAACGAGAGATTATCAAGGGATAAGACAAGAGTTAATTAATTTTACTAAAGCTTACTACCCTGATTTAATTCAAAATTTTAATGACGCGTCTATATTTTCAGCGTTAATGGATTTAAATGCTGCGGTAACCGATAATTTACAATTTAATATTGACAGAAGTATTCAAGAAACTGTATTACAATATGCTCAACAAACATCCTCAATTTACAATATCGCTAGAACCTATGGGTTAAAAATACCAGGTCAAAGACCTTCAGTGGCATTAGTTGACTTTTCAATTACTGTACCACCTCTTGGAGATAATGAAGATTTAAGTTATTGTGGAATATTAAGAAGAGGTTCTCAAGTTATAGGAGCGGGGCAGGTATTTGAATCTATATATGACGTTGATTTTACGTCGGCAACTGGAAGTGATGGTTTTCCTAATAGAATTAAAATCCCTAATTATGATGAAAATGGTAAATTACTTAACTATACGATTAAAAAACGAGAAACCGTTGTAAATGGACTTACAAAAGTATTTAAAAGAGTTATTACATCAAATGACGTAAAACCGTTTTTTGAATTATTTTTACCTGAAAAAAATGTTTTGGGGATTACAAGTGTTATCTTAAAAGATGGAACACAATTTGCAAATATACCTAGTAGTCAAGATTTTATAACGCTTGATGGAAGGTGGTATGAGGTAAAAGCGTTAATTGAAGATAAAGTTTTTGTTGAAGACCCAACTAAAATTTCGGACAATCCTGGAATAAAAATTGGAAAATACATATCAATTTCTACTAAATTTATTACTGAGTTTACACCTGAAGGGTTTTTTAAAATGACTTTTGGAGGTGGAAGCCAATCTGCTGATGAACAATTAGCTGAATTTGCAAGAAATGGGTACAAGTTAGATTTATATAAATATTCAAATAATTTTGCTTTAGGTAGTACTCTTAAGGCAAATACCACTTTATTTATTCAATATAGAATTGGTGGGGGAGTTTCAACAAATGTTGGGGTTAATGTTATTAACCAAATAGGTACTGTTAATTTTTCAGTTAACGGAGCGTCATCATCTGTTAATACAAGTGTTGTTAATTCGTTAGGTTGTACTAACGTTACTGCCGCCATTGGTGGGGCTAATACGCCTACTTTAGAAGAAGTGAGGAATTTAGTTAGTTATAATTTTTCGGCTCAAAATAGAGCAGTAACAATTAATGATTATGAATCATTAATAAGAACAATGCCATCACAATTTGGTGCTCCTGCAAAGGTAAGTATTACTGAAGAAAATAATAAAATTAAAATAAAAATGTTATCTTATGACGATAGCGGAATGTTAACTGAAACTGTTTCAAACACTCTTAAAAGTAATTTAGCAAATTATTTATCTAATTATAGAATGATAAATGATTATATTTCAATTGAATCGGCAAACGTTATTGATTTAGAGGTTTTAATTGATATTATTCTTGATAATACTCAAAATCAAGGAGCTGTAATTTCATCAATTGCTAATGAAATATCAAATTTCTTTTCTAGTGGGAATAGACAAATGGGTCAAAATGTAAATGTGTCAGAACTTAGAAAAAACATACAAAATCAAAATGGGGTAATATCTATATCAAATATAAGTTTTTTTAATAAAGTTGGAGGGTTATATTCGTCATCACAAACATCTCAAAGATATAAAAATTCGGTTACAAAAGAAATTGAATTAATAAGCGATACTATATTTGCCGAATCAAGTCAAACTTATCAAATTAGATACCCAACTAAAGACATTAATGTTAGAGTTCAAAACTTAACAAATATTAAATTCTCATAACAATTTATTTTGTAAGATATCGGACTATCTTTTAATGAAAATAGATACTTAAGTATTTATCATTGAAAGATTTTTTATAATATCCATGGCAAATTCTTACAGATTAAGAACTAAAGTTGGTGTTGATAGTTATCTTAGTGTTCAGTTAGACCAAGACTTTGAATATTTAGAAATTTTATCACTCAAAATTTTACAAGAACAAATTTATACAAGGCCTTGTGCTGACTATGGTGTTATTGTAGGTAGATTAACTATTAATGGTGGGTATGGAATACCTAACGTTAAAGTGTCATTATTCATACCTGTTTCAGAACAAGATAAGTTAAATCCGTTAATTTATGATTTATATCCTTATGAAAAAATAACTGACCAAAATGCGGATGGTTATAGGTATAATTTATTACCATATAAAAAATCACATTCTGCTCATAGTCCAACAGGTACTTTTTTTGATAGAGAAGATGTGTTAGTTTCTCCAACCTTAATTCAAGTTTACGATAAATATTATAAATATTGCGCGTCAACAAACACTAGTGGTGATTTTATGATTTTTGGGGTTCCAATTGGAACTTATACCATTCATGCGGACGTTGATTTATCAGATATTGGAGAGTTTTCATTAGCTCCTCAAGATTTAGTTAGAATGGGTATAGCAACTGAAGGACAAGTGGCTGGGATTAAATTTAAAGCCTCCGAAAATTTGAACGAATTACCACAAATTTTTTCATTTGATAAATCTGTAGAAGTACAACCACTTTGGGGACAACCTGGAATTTGTAATTTGGGGGTTAATAGAGTTGATTTTGATTTAACAAAAGAAACTAAAATTCAAATAACGCCAACTTCAATATTCATGGGGTCGTTAATCACTGGTAATGAAACAGATTTTCAAAAAAGAAATTGTAAACCAAAAAAAAATTTAGGAGACCAATGTAGTTTAATGGCCGGACCAGGGGTTATTCAAGCTTTAAGACAAACTTTGTATATTGACCCTACCACTGGTTATCCGGGGTTAGAGTTATATGATATAGAACAAGGTGGTCAAGTGATTGATGGAGACGGGGCTTGGATAGTAGACGTACCAATGAATTTAGATTATGTAATAACTAATGAATTTGGAGAACAAATAATTTCTCCAGACCCAAAATTTGGTATCCCTACTAAAGGAAAATATCGTTTTAAAATTAAATGGGCTCAAGGTGATAATTTATCTGAGTCTATTAAAAGAGGGTATTTTTTAGTACCTAATATTAGAGAATATTGGACTGATGAAAATGACCCATTTTTTGAAAATTTTGGAGCAATTCAAGTGATTAATCCAGAATTTTTAAATTATAGTGAAAATGCCGCGTTGGCCGAAAAATCATACTCGTTTAGTACTGATTGGAATGATTATCCTGACCCAGAAGTCGCAATTAAATGTGATGATTATTTTTATGAGTTAACTTATAATAAAGTATATACTGTTTCCCAAATGATGGACAGTTATAATCGTGGGGGGTTTTCAATAAATCAAAAAATCGCTATTAAAAATGTTCTTAATTCTGAATGTTCAAGTGAAAATACTAAATTTCCAGTAAACGATGGGCAATATAGGTTTGACTTTATCTATTTGTTATTTTGGGTTCTACTTCTTATTGGGTATATAATATTATTAGTTGTTTTAATTGTTTTTCACGTTTTAGGTTATATTGTTAAAATTCTTGGAATGTTCATAGGTTATGTCCTTGATTTTATAGCGGCGATTTTAAGAAAAATTTGTGATTTTGTAAATAATAAAATAATAGATACAATAAGAGGATTTGGAATTGGTTCAATAAATGTTGCAGGAAACTGTGTTGCGTTTTGTGATAACGGTTGGTATCCCTTTAAGGATACGCCATATATTACTTGGTGTAATACCGCTGCTGATAAGTTAGAAGCTTGGGCTAAACAGGTAAAAGAAGCGTATCTATGGTTTCAAGGTAAAACAATTCCAATGTTAACATATCCTGATTGTGAGTTTTGTGAATGTAATACTAGTCAACCAACTCAGTTTACTAATGTAAACGCACTTGAAAATGACCCCAATGTAGGGATTCAAAAATTAATAACTCAACAATTAAATAAAAATAGTTTTTTAGCTCCTATTACATTAGGTTTAATTTTTAACAATACCACTAAGTTTATACCAAATCTTCCTAAGCCAACATTATTATTTGCTCCTGTGACATCAGGAGGTACCCCTACTATTGGTGCAACACCGATTTCAATGTTTTATAAAGCACAAAATTCAAAAATCGCTACAATACTTTCTGGGATAGAACCTAACCAAACTTTACTTACAACTTCTAAAACAAGAGTACCACAATATAGTGAATTTGGTCAAAATATCGATTATAATTATTGGGGGGTATTAAGTCAAAATCCTGTTACTAACACTAGAATAACGTTTTCATTAAGTTTACCAATAAGTGAAAGAATGAACTTGTTTAATCTTAAATCAAAATATTTTAATGAAAATCTTAATAATTATCATGGATTAGGGGTTAATCGTATTAAAGTTACTTTTGGTAGGGATTTAAATAGTGGTCCTAATAAATTTCATTATGATAATACGTTAACCTTATTACTTAATAATGACCAATTAAAAAAACTTAAACCCGGACAATTATTATCGTTTCAAAATCCTAATGAGTCAAGGGATAATAATTTAAATGGTCTTAGTGAGTTAAATCAATTTGCGGGCCTTAGTGTAACAGGGACTGCAATTAATACGGGAAATAATTCTAGTATTAATATAACATATGCGAATCCAAACGGTAGCGGAGAGTTAGATGTTGATTATCTTTTACCTCAAGAACAGGGGGATATGTATGCAAAATTTCCTACTGATATTGAATATTTTATGGTTATTACCGCAATGACTTATGAGACGTTTTCAGGTATGTGTAATCCTAACGAAACAGAAGTCACTCTAAATAAACGTTACTTAGGCAATTCTAGTAAGTTTGAAATATTAAAATCGGAGTATGGGTGGTGGGATTATGAAGCATCTAGTGCGTTCACAGTTAATTCTTTAGGTGCAATTTCTGATGGTAAAAAACAAGGCGTTGTTATATGTGTTAGAGGTGTTGACCCAAATTCAACAAAACAAAAAAACAAATATGATTTATCATGGTTATTTGGGTATAATACGGATGAAGAATGGGGGAAACGTTCACAATTAATAATTGAGGGAGATTATTATTTAAATCACCCAATAAAAGGTAATATTAATAGTATTAGTCATAGTATTTCAAGTAATTTAGACCCTAATATTTATTTAAATGAGGCTGAGAGTACCCTCTATCACAATTCATTTAGATTTAAACCTGCATTTTCTGGAAACGCGTCGTTTAGTTCATACACAACTAATTTACCAATGTATTATTCAAGTTTTGATAAACTTACCCAAACTGGAGCAAGAGGTAGCAATAATGATTTTTATAAACCGGATAATTTAACTGATACTCCACCATTTAGTCAAGCGATTCAAAATTATAATGGTTATACAAATTGTTTACCTAACCAATCTAATTATTTTGTTAGAGAATTTCAACGTCAAGTTGAGTTGAATTTATTTATACCAGGTACTAACCAAGCAATACCAACCACCGCTGAAAGTGGAGCATGTTGGCCATGTGCTGATTGTAATCCAACTTGGATAACTACAGGAGGACCTAATTGGAATTATAACAATTGGGGTTACGTTGTTAAACCAGACCCTCGTAATATGAATATTAACGTTCCTTACAATTATAAGGTTCGTACTTATCATGCATTAACTCAACCACCCCCTGGGTTATTAATTAAACTTGATTCAGGAAATTTAGCATCTTATCCTGGAACAGGTAGTACATGGTATGATTTAATTGGGGCAAATAATGCCACATTATTTAATTCACCAACATATTCATCGTCTTATAATGGAATGTTACAATTTGATGACGCGTCTTTTGAATATGCAAGAATACCTAATATTGGGACTTTATCTAATTGGACCGTTGAAGTTTGGTTTAGATTAACAACTTCATTGAACGGTAAAACTACTTCAATTATTTCAAATCAATATAATAATTCAGTTTTAAATTTTAGTATTGGTACTAATAATGCAACATCTAATTATAATCTGTCTGTAGGATTTAAATATAATGGAGCATGGCAAAAAACAACAGGTGTTATTCCTGCTCAATTAGCTGTGGGTGTTTGGTATCAAGTTGTTGGTACGTATGATGGTACGACAATAAAACAATATGTTAATGGGGGATTATCTGGAGGAACAGTTACCCCGTTATTTTCAAGCGCAATTTCACAATCAGGTGGTGAAATAAGAATGATGAGAAGATGGGAAGGAAATACAGGTACAACCGCTAATTTTGCGGATGGTGATTTGTCAATTGTAAAAATTTATAATAGAGCGTTACTATCATCAGAAATTCTTCAAAGTTATAATAATACTTACACCAGATTTCTAAATATTACAGGTGCAACATCTGGTCCAGTAATAACCGCAGTTGCAAGTGGTTATTGGGCTAATATTGGTTTTGGTATTGGTGATACGTATATTACAGATTCGTTATATTCGCATAAAAGTTATTCTTTAGTTGCCTATAGCGGGGATACTGTACCAACTGTACAACCACAATATTCGGGAGCTTCAACAATTGCTAGAATTACAATACGAGATGAAAGTACGTTATTAGTTAATTCAAAATTATTATATTATGATAGACCGCCAAATATTGATATTGTAATTTCAAAAATTAAAATTTTACCTTTTAAATGGAACGAAGTTGCAATTGTTAAATTAGATTCTTATAGTAATCCATCACTTAATAAACTTAACATATCTTTTTGGTATTCTAATTTTGAAATTGCTCCTAATAGTAATACGTCATTTTTAGGGGAGAGTCTTATTGATGTTGGTTTTTTAAATAAAAATAGTGGGAATAGTTCATTTATTGATTTTGATATTGAGGTGGATTATATAAGTAGTGCTATTATTTTAATGTTTCCTGTTCCATCATATTCAGATATGCCTGTTGGAGGAACTGCATTAACTGAAGGAATTCCAGTGTTAATGTTTATAAATAGAGCTGAAAGATATGTCACAGGTCAACTTAGTCCTGACACATTCGTAAATGGAAGTGTGTTTTTACCTATTTCTACATTCCCTGTTGATATAACAAAAATAACAATATATAACGAATCTAATTTAATTCGTTCATATGGTGTTGGGATGGATGATATTGTAAATCTTTACGCTTGTGGATATAGAAAAACTAGCGATTCTACTTTATATTTTAGTGTTTTTGATATGAATGGAGGTTTAATAAAAACTTTTGGACCTACAAGTGCAGATAATGTTGGAACTAATTTTAATGGTAGTGAAATATTAACAACGGATACTGTAATATCATTTTCTTTAGATTTTAATCCTCTTTCTAAAGAATTAATTGTGTGTTGGATTAATAGTGATGGTAAAATATATTATAAAACATTTAATGTATCTATTGATGAATATGATACTGGTTATGGTATAATTTTTATGCCAAATATTACTTTAAAAACTATTAATCAAATTGAAGTGACGTTTGATAGTGTTGCAAATGGGACACCAAGGGATGTTATTTTAAAAGTTAATAGAATGACAAAAGAAATTGCTATTTCTTGGCAAACACTATTGAAAGGTGTTTTTACTATGAAATTTTTTAATTTAAATAAAACTGAGTTTCCTTCGCCATTATTACTCCCAAATCAATATCATAGTCAAACTGGAACTCCTATTTTTGATATGGGAACTAACTACGGAAGTCCTTCAAGTTTTAATGTGACATATAAAGATAATACAGCTTTTGGGATTTCAATAAAAAACGATTATTCTGTTTTTATTAATAGAGAGCCGTTAAATAGAGGGTATTATTCAAATGAATTTTTAGAAGGTGGTGGGGTTATGTTTCTTAAAAATAAGTATAACACAGAGTTAGGTTGTTATAACAATCAAACAGGTTTATTAAATAATGTTGGTAAATGGGCTTACGATGGGTATTATTATTCTCCAACATATAATAAAGATAATGTTATTGAAATTAAAATAACTGAAGACGCTGATAAATTAATTATGAGGTCTGACAGGTTACCAACATCTACTACTGAAAATAAAGTAGATAGTTCATATGGGGGTAATAGTAGTTTTGCGTTACACACTAATCAATATTTTATCGCGTATTTACTTGATAAAGATGGACTTTCATTTGGAATAGGAGGAACTCCAAGTACACCTATTGGTTTTGTTCCCGTACAAGACGATGATGAAGATAATGTTCTAACTAATGTGCTTTCAACCACAACTTGTGATGAGTTAGTTCCGTTAAATTGTTATACAACTAATAATAATACGATTGGAGTTAAACCATCAGGCGATACTTGTTTTTATAACGGAGTTGGTAAATTAGCAACCGATAAAATAATGAGTGGGGGATGTTATGTAATGGTAACAAGAGTTTTGGAAACTTTACCAAATGATTTAATACTTTTATCTGAATGGAGAAATAGAATAACTATAAATTTTGCAGCATGTCGAAATGTTTTTGAACATGTTTTTAGAAATAATTGGATAAACGGTACTTTATTTGCGTTTCCAATTAAAAATGATAGGAAATTTACGCCAGTATTTACAAATTTTAAAAAAGTAAGTCCAACAAATCCATTTTTATCAAAATACGGTGTATTTTTTAGTGCGAATTACCCATATAGTAGATATTGTAAGGACACTGTAAGATTGCATTCTAGAACAAACGAATTTTATTATAGGTCAAGTCCATTTTTAGCTGGTGACACAAGACAAGATGGCGCATTTATAGGTATTAACAATCCATCGTCTGGTCAAACTCGAAACGATAAATATATTAGATTCCCAACAACAATTATGGATTTGGGGCCTAGGTCAAAATATTTACAAGAAATTATCATGTCTGATGATTTAGATGGGTATAATATTACTAATCTAAATAGTAGTAGTTTTAGTGATGTTGACCCTTTACTTAATTTTTTTATATTGAGTAGAATAATTGGGTCAAAGTATTGGATGAACGTATCCGGATTTTTTTCAAGACGGTCGTATATTGATGGTGATTATGCTCAAATGATTGCGACTAATTCTCAAGCTGGAGTCGCTCCTTTTGATGAATCAAATTATGGAAACAATACTGGATTTACAAGTAATCCAATATTTTATGCCAATCAAGGTGAACCAATTTTTGGTGTATTTTATGATTCTGATTTGGGAATAAGAGATTTAGTGACACCACGTAGAACATTAATTAACGGTGATGTTCCGAATAGTTTTTGTTCGTTTAACGAATTATCTAATTTTTCACAACAAGTCCCTATGTATCAATGGGAAATTAAAGAAACCGCAGAAATTGGTTTTTTAACTCGCTCAATAATGTCAACACCATATATTTTTGGTAATTTTAACAATGAGTGGTATACAGGGCTTGTTAAAACAACAACTGGAAACACTGAAACATTTTTTTCACATAAATACCAATCTTTAGATAGGTTAGAAACACAATCAAGATTTTTTAAAACAAATATTAATACAAAAACTAATTTTTTTAAGGGTTATATTTATGGTGTGGGAAACGGGCCAGGTACTGCAACTACTATTAATGCTTATATTACTAATAATGTTTGGTCAAAAAATAATCCAACGCTTCCAAGTTCTAATAGTAATTTAGTAACGTTTGGAACTCCTTTTTATTTTTATTTTGGATTAAAAAAAGGAAAAACGGCAATTGATTTATTTAATAAAAAATGGGTTAATACTGAAAATGTTTTTATATAAAATACTAACTTAAAATGAGTCGAGATGGAATAAAAATAATATTAGGAGATTTAAAATATAAATCAGCACCAAATTCAAACTTAATTATCCCTATTCCATTTGAACAAAATGTTAAAGAATTAATTCAATATAATAGGATTTCTAATGTTAATTTAGCGCAATTATATAATGATGAAAGAGAATTATCTACAATTTTTAGACCAACATTTAAAATAGAATTATTATTTAAAAATTTTTATTCAGGAACAACAAATTATCCTCCATTTGAAAATAATTTATATTATGTAAATGAGAATAAAGGGTCTTATTTATCGTGTTCTGTTTTTAATGATAGTACAATTCCACCCGGCAGTAAAAATAATGCGGTTATTTGGTCAGGATTTCCACAATATAATGAATTTGATTTTATTAGAAATGATTATAATGTAACTGGGTATACTAAAGCTCCGGGTATTGAAAATTTAACAGAACAAATAGTTTTTAATTCTAAAAGTGCCGGAACGTATAATTGGGAATTTTATTTAACTTATCCATTTAGTAGTACAACATTAGAAATGAGTGCTTTTTTAGACCCTAAAGAAGATGGAGCTCAAACAGGAGATGTAAATTGGAACGCAAATGAAGGTATACCATTTAGAATTAGTGTTGGTAATAGTGATAATGTTACATATCAAGGAACTAGGATTATACGTTTTTCTTCTCCGATTAAACATGGGATAACCCCCGGAGAATTTGTTAAGTTAAAAATATATAATAGTAATGATATTAACACTAATAAATTACCATATACTGGATTTTCAAGTAGTTTGGATACGTTCCCAGTATTTTCTTTAGGAAATGGTCAATATGGAACCGAAGATTATGTTTTTAACATTGCAAATTTAGGGTATACAGGTACCGTTTTTAATCAAGATAATGAAGGTGTGGCCAAAAGAGTAATATCGATTGAAAATACTGGTGATACAACTTCAAAATATTATGTACGATTGCATAAAATATTGGTTCCTTATGAAGATATTGTTTTAACAAAAGCTGGGTTTGAGAATAATATTTTTGGAATGAATAAAAAATATGAAAGTGCTTCAACAACTCCTGATTATAAATCAAGAGTGTCAATTAAAGAAGGTTCTCAAACATATAATATTACGTTCAATAAAGATATTGACACTTCAAATATTTTTGATAATCAAAAAAGACCAATTTCTGAATTATTTTTAACAACAATTTGGAAAGGTTATTTGGGATGGACTTACGGTGGACCTAACGGGAATAATTCAAATTATTTAAAAAGAGGTTGGGATTTTAATTTGGGAATGAAACCCCAATCTATATATGTTAAATTTCCAATAAATTTTTCTGGACAAACAAAACAAGGAATTGTACCATTACCACAATCTTTTTGGGGAACATCTAATGGAGCGTTAAATCATTCAAATATAGAATTTACGAGTTACACAAAAAATGATAATACTTTTTATTATGTCAACTCACTTAAAAAAGATGATATTGTTGATGGAGATTTTTGTGAATGGAATGAAAGTGAACAAACTGAAAAAGTAATTTCTAAAGTTAACCATAAAATATATTTTAACTCAGCATA